TCGAAGCCAACTGGAAGAACGTCATCCGCCGTGTCTCCACTGGCAAAACCCTCAACGCCACGGAACTCGGGATATTGAAGGCGCGCGCGGCGAACAGCCGGGACACCGTAACCACTGCCAAGGATGTCACCGACCTCGCAGAGATTCTCTCGGTTTCACGACAGACCATTCACACCTGGCTAAAACGCAAAAGCGCTCCCAAGGTGCAGGCAGACGGCTCCCACCTCGTGCTGGCGTGGCGGCAGTTCATCGAAGTCAACGGGTTGAAGGGATCGACCCTGCACGACGGGGAGGCGCTCAAGGCCCGTAAACTTCTGGCCGAGGTTGAGGATCGGGAATTGCGGGTCGCACTCAAGAGGGGCGTCTACGTTGTCAAAGGCGAGGTGGAAGCAGAGTGGCACCGGCGCATGGCGGTCTTGAAGAACCTGCTCTACGCCAAACTCACCTTGGAACTGCCGCCGTTGTGCGCGGGCCAGGATGCGATTGCAATCCAGCAGATGAATCAGACCGCGCTGGATGCTGCGCTCACTGAGGCGGCGGGCGCGTGACCTTTTATGACGAACTCTGGCGGCGGGTGTGTGTGCCGCCTGACCGCCGTCCCATCTGGCAATGGGCGGAAGAGCATATCAGGGCTATCCCGTATTCGCCGAGTCCCGGCGCGTTTCGCGTGGCGAACTCTCCGCAGATCAAAGCGGTGTTCGAGGCGATCACGGACCCACGGGTGCGCGTCGTGTCGATCATCGCGGCGGTGCAAGCTGCCAAAACGCTGGTTTCGGAAATCTCGCTCGCCTACATCATCGCCAACATGCCGGGGCCCACGCTCTGGCTCAATGAGACGGACGAGGATGCGCGGGATCAGAGTGAGTCCCGGTTGCAGAAACTCTTCGACGTGTGCGCCCCTGTCCGAGCCCTCTACCCGGCCAACCGGCATAAAAAACGGAACACGACGATCCATTTTGCCAATGGCATGACGCTCTGGATCGTGGGGGCACACAACAAGACGAACCTTCAGCGCCGTTCGATTCGCTGGATTTTCGCCGATGAGACGTGGAACTATCCCACCGGTCACATGGCCGAGGCCGAAGCGCGGGTGACCGCTTTCGGCTGGTTGGGCAAGTGCATTTTCATGAGCCAGGGCGGCGAGGAAGATGACGACACCCATCGGAAGTTTGAAACGACCGATCAGCGCGAGTGGACGTTCGCGTGTCCCGAGTGCGGGCATCGGCAGCCGTTCAAATGGGAGAATATCGAGTGGTCAAAAGACTGCCGGGACGAAAACGAGCAGTATGACTTCGCACGGGTGCGTGAAACGACCGCCCTGCGGTGTGAGGGTTGCAATGTCTACCTACCCGACAGCGATGAGACGCGGCGGCGGTTGAACGGCACCGGGTTGTTCGTCGCCCAGAATCCCAAGGCGGCAAAGGAGAATGTCGGGTTCCATTGGAACGCGCTGGCCACGATGCCGTGGGGAGCACTGGCGGAATTATATCTTCGGGCAAAGATGGCGGCGCGTCGGGGCGACCTGTCCCTCTTGCAGCAGTTTATCCAAAAGCGGCTCGCGCTGCCGTGGCGGGAGTTCAGCGACGATCACGAGGTGGAGATTCCGCCATCGGACTACAAGCGGGGCGACCTGTGGGATAAGGAAGCGTGCGTCGATCACCGGGGACGCATTCTCCCGCCGCCCCATCCCGAGCGGAGCGTTCCATTGCGGATGCTCTGCGCCGACATCCAAAGGGACTGTGTCTATGCAATTGTGAGGTCGTGGGCGGCGGATGGTTCCTCGCGGTTGATCTGGAACGAGCGGCTCCTCACTTTTGACGATTTGGAAACTTTGCAGGAACGCTTCAACATCCATCCCTCGCTGGTGTTTGTGGACTGCGGCTATGCAACTTCGCAAGTATACGGCGAGTGCGCGAAGCGAGGTTGGATCGCTTTGATGGGCGATGCGCGTGGCACGTTCGTTCACCGGGTCAAAGGCAAACCGCCCGTGCAGCGGTTCTATTCGCCGCGCCGTAAGGTAGTTTTAAGACGGGATCTGATTTGCTCGATGTTTTACTGGAGCAACTTGGCGTGCAAAGACACGCTTTCCCGACTGCGCCGCAATCAGGACCCGGAGCGCGGCCCTACTTGGGAACTGCCCTCGGACATCGACGCAGATTATCTGGCGCAGATGCAGAGCGAGCACCGGGTGAAAGAGAAGAGCGGCAAATGGGTGTGGAAACAGATCGGGGACCGGGCCAACCATTTCTTCGATGCGGATTCCATGTCCGTCGCGGCGGCCTTCATGTTGAAACTGATCGGCGCTGAATCCATCAGCCCGGAACCGGAGGTTGCGAAGTAATCAAATGCTGTGCCTGCCAGCCCGCGTCGCCATCAACTTAAGTCAGATAGATGAGTGGAAGTCATTCGGGATAGGAGCGAATACAGCACCATGAAAACGACGCCAACCACCAACGCCACCATGAAATCCGAAATCATAATTTGGTCTGCAATAGGGCACACGCCCATCACTCACCGCAGCGGATCATACTGCGACGTTCTGCTTGAAACCGTCAGGGAAGTAAAGAATCCGGAAGAGGCCCGCGAGATCGTCAAGGAACTGATGCGGAGCACGCCCGGTGCCGACACAGCCCACTTCAAGCTCCCTGAATTCTGGAACCAAAACACCCGCACGGGTTGGTTGAAAATCTCCGACGCTCTCACCGCCGCCAGCCAATCAAACGCCGTGCCTGAAGCCCTGAACGACTGATACTAAAGATTCTTTGATTACTCGATGTTTTTGGCCCGTGGAGTGATCACAGCACCATGAAAACGAACAAAGCAGCAACCGCGAACGCCACCGCGAATATTGAAAGCCGCGTAAAAGATTGGGGTTTCTTTGGGACCATCCAAGAGAACCTGAAACTGAGCGACGCCGAAGCCGCCGAAGCCTTTGACCTGGCGGTGCGCTTCACCGCGAAGCGCCTCAAGATGGAACTGCCAGCCGCCCGGCGCTTCCTGGATTCCCGGCTGGGTCGGCATCTGGCCGACGTCTGCAATGAGGCAACCCCGAAGCGCATTGAAGAGGTGCTTGGGTCGCTTTATGGCCAATGGAAGCGAGACGTGCGGGAATTCAGCCGCGTCGCCATCAACACCACGGACGAGGGTTTCTACGCTTGATTTTATGAACGCCACCACCGAATCCACTGAGCAGGAACGCATCGAAGTCGTAGTTGGGATTGTTGTCGCCGTTGCCGAGACCATCAAGGAACTGGGCAGCGTGCCGAGCGGCCATCTTTACGCCCGGCTCATGGGCCACATAAGTTTGGAAACCTACGAGGGCATCATCGGCGTGCTCGTTCGCAAGGGCATGGTGCGCCAGGAACCCTCTCATCTATTGGTCTGGACGGGACTCAACCTCAACAAATGAAAAGAACACCTATGGAAAAAATCACACTCTACTACCGCGAAGGCGCGTCCGATAAAGTATATCAAGCAGCCATCGAAGCGGCGGACGGCGGCTACGTCGTCAACTTCGCATACGGTCGCAGGGGAGCGACCCTGGCCACTGGCTCCAAGACACAGGAGCCCGTCGATTACGCCGCTGCCAAGCGCATCTTCGAAAAGCTCGTCCGGGAGAAAGCAGCCAAGGGCTACACGCCCGGCGAAGACGGGACGCCGTATCAGCACAGCGACAAGAGCGTCAGCGGCATCCTGCCCCAGTTGCTCAATTCCATTTGCGAAAGTCAGATGGAGACGCTGCTTGGGGATCGGCACCACGTCATGCAGGAAAAGCACGATGGTCGCCGGTTGATGCTGCAAAAGCAGGGCTGCACCATCACGGGCATCAACAAGCTCGGCGTATTGACCGGATTCCCTGCGGTCGTTGCCGATGAATTCCAAGTAGGGGAGATGGACTTCATCATCGACGGCGAAATCGTCGGGGAGCAATACCACGCCTTCGATCTGCTGGAACTCGACGGGAAGGATCTGCGCGACAGAACATACAAAGACCGCTACCTCCACCTGATGAATCTGCTGGCGTCCTTCAATCACCGGCACATCAGTCTGGTGGAATCCGCCTCTCTGCCACGGCAGAAGCGGGAGTTGTTTGAGCGGATCAAAGAGGGAGGCCGCGAGGGCGTCGTGTTTAAGTGCAGCGATGCGATGTACACCGTGGGCCGTCCCAGTTCCGGCGGGGCACAGTTGAAATTCAAGTTTCAGGAAACAGCCTCGTTCATCGTCAGCAAAGTGAACGGGAAGCGGAGCGTGTCGCTGACGGTATTTGACGGGGACCAAGTAATTCCAGTCGGCAACGTCACGATCCCGCCCAACCACGATGTCCCGCCAGTCGGGGCCATTGTAGATGCTCGTTATTTATATGCATATCTCGGCGGCAGCATCTTCCAGCCGGTGTATTTGGGCGTTCGGGACGACATCCGCGCCGAGGAATGCGTCATCCACCAGCTAAAATACAAATCGGAAACGGCCATCGAAAGCTAATCAAACGCTGTGCCTGATACGCATCATGGCGAGTAACTAAATAATACTAGATAACTCGATGATTTACAGAGAAAGAGCGAATGTTTCATCAATGAAAACAACACTGACAGCCACCGCCAAAGCCCCGCGCCGCACATCGAAAGACGAAGCGCGGGACGCATTTATTGATCGCATCGCCAGCGCCCGCGAATTGCTGACGCTGCTGACCCGCCACCTCGACGACCACATGGAAGTCGCCCCCGACGAAGTGAACTGGGCGAACGTGGGGGATGCAGGGCGCTTGGTTGAAGTTCTCAAAGAAGCCGCACGCGGGTGCAACCTGATCGGGGAGGAAGAATAAGCCATGCCCGCAAAAGTCCAGCCCTACGCAGCGAAAATCGCGCGGGAGATTCTTGATTTGGAAACCCTCGAAACCCGCAGGATGGACAGCCTTGATTTTCATGAACTGGCCGTTTGGGAAATTCGCGAGGCCCTCGAAGCAGCCTACAACGCCGGGCGGGATGCTGCCGCCAAGGCGAAGAAACCCATCAAACTCACGGGCGGAATGCACATGCCCTCAAGCATCCCGGAGGAATAAGCCATGAACATCGATCCAAACTACGCCCGGTTTAGCGCGAACCCCGACCGCCTCGATGGCGCGGTCCAAAATACGGCGACCGCCCGCATGGGCGTCGCATTCAACTACAGTGCGAAGGAGCAGATCGACGCGGTGGAGATCGCCTTCGCCAACGAGCCGCACGGCAACATGCGCTCGATCCTGGTGGTCGACATGAAAGCGGCAAGGGCATTGCGGGACCAACTCGACGCTATCCTTTCCGAATCGAAATAAACTTCATGAAAACAACACTGACCGCCAGAGATAGAAAATATGCCTGCGCCTGTGAAAAGCTAAGAAGGGCTTTGGAGAGAGGGGAAATCAAGACCCGCGAATACACCAAGTGCTGCATCCTTCTTGAGCGTGAATTTGTCGCATCCAACCAACGCGACCCGAAGCAATCCAAATAAAACACCAAACACCATGAACATCACCATCGCATCCAACGCCACCACGGCATCCATCAAAACCACGCACCCCGTCCCTCGTGGTGCATCTCACTTCCGCTACACGGCATCGGGCCGGAAGCCGGTCATCGACAAAATCAACAACCTCGACACGCTGGCCGGGTGCAGCGGGAAACTCGAATACGGCAAAGTCACCTTTGAAGGTCGGGGTCGCCATGCTACGATCAAATCGTTCACCGCGCTGGCAGTGGCCAGCACGCCAGCGCCGGAGCCTGAGCCCGTGCAACCCGTCCCGCCGCCGCAACCCGCCCCCGTTGAACAGCCATCACCGGTTGAAGAGCAACCAGCGCCTGCAACCGGACGGCCCAAGGGCACGAAGCTCAATCGTATCATGGGTTTTTCCGCCTGCGCGGTGGCGAAGGCGCTCGGCAAAGCCGGGGTGAAGCATGAGGAAGCCGCGCGCATCTTCCAAGCCCACGAGATCGTCATGCCCAAAGCCAGCCTCTCGGTTCAACTTGGTTTTGGGCGCACCCCCGCGACATGGGAGCGCCACGGCAAACCCGCCGACCTCACTGACGTTCAGATCGACGTCCTGCGCCACGGCGTAGCGGCGTGAAACTCTCGCCCACGCAGCAGGTCGCGCTCGTCCAGTCCCTCCACTCCTTCGCGGGAGCGACGGGGCGCTGGGCGGGTGCCGCCCGCCTGGATGACGAAGCTCTGACCGCACGCATCACGGAGGAGTTCGGCATTCAGGGTGGTTATCGCGGGCACGATTGCGGCTACGATTACCATGGGGGCCTGAACCCGCGCATCACAATCATGATGCCGGGTGAATCGCCTGTGGAACTTTCAGGGCGCGATCTGCTCGCCGCCGTTCGGGAAGTTTTCAAAATGAGCCGCCCCGGTGAGCTTTTTTGATAACATTTGGACGAGTGGCTCGCGTTGTTGTCGCCTGTGACGGCATGCGGGAGAGTTGTTAAATACCATTTCTTTTTTTGGTATGAGTTGACCATTGGGACAATCCCCTACATCCGAATCGAATGTTTCAACAGTTGACTGGATGCCCTTCCTTTCCCAAAATCCAAATCGGCTCGGAAATTTCAACGACTCAATAACAGGAGAAAAATATGAATTGGTATCTTGAAGTCCTTAAAAAATATGCGGTTTTCAGCGGCAGAGCGAGGCGGAAAGAGTATTGGTATTTTTGCCTCTTCAACGTGATCATTGGCATTGTTCTCGGAGTCATCGACTATGCGACAGGCTCTCACAGCAATCAAGCGAGTATGGGCCTGTTGGGAGGCATCTACTCGCTGGCCGTCCTAATTCCAGGCATCGCCGTAACTGTGCGTCGGCTTCATGACACCGATCACAGCGGTTGGTGGTTGCTGATCGGTTTGCTCCCGCTTGTCGGCGCGATTGTGCTGTTTGTATTTATGCTTGGCGACAGCACTCCCGGTGAAAATCGGTTTGGAGCGAATCCAAAAGCAGGCACGGCATAACAGCCAACTCTTGAAGCTCTCAAGTCAGTGCGAGCGCAGTGAAGTCGTGAAAGCATGGATCGACCCCACCGTGAAAAAGAGCCGATTTTGGTTCTGAGCCGTAACCTACCACCCACATCTGACCGCCACCGCCACGCGCCCCACGGTTTCCAGGGTCAGTTGGCGATCCACCAACCGCACCACGCGCCAACCCGCCAGCGTTGCTTCCAGATATTTCTCGGCGTCGGCCACGAATCCGGCGGCACGGGTGTGGCGACCGCCCACCCAAGCGCCCCCTTCGATTTCAATCAGCGTACGGCTATCGAGGTGAGCGTAATCCGCCCGCCATTTCCGAGTTGGATGAAAGCGGAATTCCGATTGCAGCGCAGGGCCGTCCACAGTCTGCCAGAGCAGTTCAAACCGGCGTTCGAGTCGGGATGGGATGTGAACGGACGCGGGACGCTTTTTCGTAGCCATGCCCATGCCGGGGTGTCAATGCGCCGTTGACACCTGTGCGGTGGCATGAGCGATATTCCTGTTTTCTGCGCGCACACCGAAATGGTGGACATCGAAAAGTTGATCCCAAACCCGCGCAATCCCAACCGGCACCCCGAGGTTCAAATCAAGCTGCTGGCGAAGATCATCAAGGGACAGGGATTCCGCAATCCCATCGTGGTGTCGAAGCGGTCGGGGTTCGTGATCAAGGGCCACGGGCGATTGGATGCTGCGAAGTTGCTGGCGATGCCGTTGGTCCCCGTCGATTTTCAAAATTACGAAAATGAGGCCGAAGAATGGGCTGACATGCTTGCCGATAACCGTTTGGCGGAATTGGCCGAAACCGATAAGGATAGCTTGAAGGTGCTGCTCAAGGAATTGGATGGCAAGATCGATCTCGACCTGACCGGGTTCGACGAGGACTCGCTCGACGACTTGCTCAAACGGTTGGATACCACCGAGGGCGACGGCAACACGACCATGCCGCCACCGGTCAATCCCATTACGAAGCCGGGCGACCTTTATGAACTTGGGAACCACCGGCTCCTGTGCGGCGACTCCACCAATGTGGAAGATGTACGCCGGGTGATGAATGGCGAGCGGGCGATCCTCTTCGCCACCGACCCACCCTACCTGGTCGGGTATGACGGCACCAACCATCCCGGCACCCGCCCAAAAACCAACACCGATTGGTCGGAAACCTACGGGCCGAGTTGGGATGAAGCCGATGCATCGCAGAATAACGAGCTTTACGACCGCTTCATCAAAGCCGCCATCGCCGAGGCAATCGATCCCCACGCCGCGTGGTATTGCTGGCACGCAAGCAAGCGGCAGATGATGGTGGAAGAAGCATGGGAAAAGAACGGCGCGTTCGTTCATCAGCAGATCATTTGGTCAAAACCGAACCGCCCGATTCTAACGCGGTCGTGGTATTTGTGGGCACACGAACCGTGCTTCTTCGGCTGGATCAAGGGCAACAAGCCGCCGCGCGAAACGCCCGATTACGGGCGCAGCGTTTGGGAGATTGAGGGATTGAACGCCGACGAGCGGCCCGATCATCCTACGCCCAAACCGCTGGAGTGCTTCGCGGTGCCAATGCGCCAGCACACGAACAAGGGTGGGTTGTGCTATGAGCCATTCTCTGGCAGCGGCAGCCAATTGATCGCCGGGGAACAACTCGGGCGGCGCGTGTATGGCTTGGAAATCTCGCCCGCCTACTGTGACGTGATCGTTTGCCGCTGGCTCACGCTGGGCGAAGGGCGTCGGGTGATTCGGAATGGAGAGGATGTAACCTCAAATTTTGAAGACCACCAGCAAATCGATTCTGCGGAGGTGACGTGAATCTTTCCCTCCGCTCCACTCTCAGCGAATCCACCGTCGGCAATATTTGGTGCCGTAATCCTGAACGAACCTCTTGTATTTATCAGGATTGCTGTCTCGCAGTTCGAGGATTGCCGCAAGCCTCTCTGATGCGGAAATCATGAGTTCCTTCATTTCCTCGTCGGTTATCCTGCTCAACTCAGGATCGGCGGTCAGCGAGGAGGCTTTGCCCGCGTGGAGATTTTCGATTGGACCGTTCCGAAAAGCGTATGCAGTGAGTGCGTTCGCCTCATCCCGACTCTTAAAACCGCCCGGGAATGCCCGTTCCAATTTCTCGGGGGAAACCTCTGGCACATCAGGAATTCTTGGCTTCTTGCGCTCTGACATTGCAATGCGGATTCTGAAGCAATCATTACTTCGCGTCACGCCATACTTTTTTAACGCCAGCAATTTGACACCGCGTCGGTGGCATGAACAACATCCTCGGCGCTAACTGGCGCACTACCCTGAGCGGCTGGATCGCGGTTATCGCATCCGCCATTGCCATCAACCCCGGCCTCGTCGCGTTCCTGCCCGACGCCGCGCGAACTTACGTCACCGGCCTCGCGGGAATCGTGGCTGTCCTTTCCGGTGGCACCTTTGCCACGCAGGCCAAGGACAAGCGCGTCACCGGCGGCAATATTCCGAACGACGCAACCCCGGCGGCCAATGACACGCCCACTCGTTTGATCGCGCCATTGATCGTGGTAGCCCTCCTTCCCTTGTTTGCCCTATCCGGGTGCGCTTGGGTGCAAACGCACAAGCCACAGATCGACTCCACCCTTGCAGTCGTCGGCCAGCGCGCACTCTCCGTCGCAGAAAATGTGCTGATTTCCGCAGCCGTGGACGAAACCGATAAGAGTTTCAAAGCGGACTTCTTGGATTCCGTCGCCTCCGGACTGCGCCAGAATGAAACCACCATCGTGAACTCGGAGGACGTGTCGAAGATCGTGCAAATCTGGAGCCCAAATGACGGCGCACAGTGGCAGCAACTTGCTGGGAGCCTCGGCACCGTGGCGGGTAATGCGCTGCAATCGGCGGGGAAAGTGCAATCCGCCGCCGTCGTCGAGCACATCGCAACCGGTTTGAACAACGCGGCTGCCGCAGCCCGCACAACCGCCGCAGCTCAATAATCGTATGTTCACCTGGCTCAAAAATCTGTTCAGCAGTAAGCCAAAAGTGCTTACGGGAGATGGCCCTTGGGGTTTCACCGCCACCGTCGAGGGCGACGACATCGTGGTTCGCAATGCGCAGGCCACCTGGTTCGGCGGCGCGAACGACCCGGAGGACGACGGCGAAACGGCCAGCGGCGTCAACACCAAGCAACGTCCGGCGATTCTGGGCTGCGCACTCCCGATGAACTTTGGCCACTGCGCGGGTTCGCCTATCCCGAAGCTGCCGTGGGGGATGCGGGTGGAAGTGACCCATCTCGCTTCGTTGGCAACGATCACCATCCCGGTGATTGATTTGGGACCGTCGCGCAGCACCGGCAATGCCATCGATCTCACCGTGACTGCGTTCAAAGAGTTTGCTCCGCTCAATACGGGCAAGATTGGCGTCGATTACCGGATCATCGGCGCAGCTAAGCGTATTCCGGTTTGATACGGATAGGGGAACGTCCATCTTCATCGATCCCTCGGTGGCCGCTGCCGGTAATGCGAGGGTGGAGCCAGGATAAACTGCTTGGACAAATTGCGGGATCAGACATTAAGCCTTTTTGCTACACGCTCGATGACAGTAAATAGACGTGAGCGATGGCAGCGGGTTTCGTCTTCACAGTAGCATCCGATGCTGATCGGCATTCGCAGAGCAATTGCAGCGACGAGTTCCACCGCCTGCCGACTCTCTGCACTCCCAAGAAGCTGGCGCTCGTATGAATCAAAGAAACGCTCTCTTACGAGAGGATCGTCCATTTTTCTATTTTTTGAATGTGACCGCAGTTCGTCACTTGGAGCAAGCACGGGGAACCACACGTCAAAATGCTTATGCCACTGATCGCGGGTAACGCCACGTGGCGGTCGGCGAGTTGTGCCTATTCTCAAACCTTCACCCCTCTTGGGCTTACCTTGATATTGGAAAGTATGAAGCTTGAGTTTCGCGGGTGCTGTTGGATCGGGCTCAAAATTGATTTTTGGAAGTTGCCTCCGAATCGACCGAAAGATATTGGGGGGAACATTCCAGAGTTTTTGAGCGCCATTGCATTCAATCGGTGAAGGGAGAGGGGTAACGTCCGCAAGAATCCACCCGTAATTATTGGAATCATCGTCAGGTTTCTGAAACCATTGAGAGCTGCTCTTTGAGACAATATCTATGATTCGAGCTACGCCGCAAATCGCAGGATAGTCGAGTCCGTCCAGATCCGGTACTTGGATTCCACCTGGAAATTCAGCATCCCGCTGAGGTTTCGCAGATGCATGAATAGCGATCCATCCGCGATGAGAAGTGGCCCATGTTCTGTTCTCTATGTCCTTACCTTCAGTAAGGATAGCGTGAACCCACGGCTGCTTGATTGTAAGAGCTTTCACTCAGGAGTGCTATCAGATGGCCTTCAGGTAGTCAATATCCACAGGACGAGCATCCACGGTAATTGACATCCCGCCCCCGGCATGGCTCAGGGCTTATTCATTACCGGGTTCACCGTCGCCGAGGTGCTCCAGATTCAGTCGAAGGCGAAAGAGATGCTCGTCGAGGGCAAGACCGTCATGCAATGGGGCGATAGCGGTTCCACGGTTTCAAAGCAGTTCCCGATGACCGTCAAGGAAGTCCTTCAAGAATGTGCCTATGCACTCCGCGTTCTTGATCCTGCGACCTACGGTCCCCGTCGCAACGTCGCCCAGTCCGGCGTGGTCGGATACCTACCGTTATGAACCCACTCATTCGTCTGATCACCCGCTTGGTGCCGCCGATTCTGATCCCCAAAGCATGGTGGTCGGCATACGAGGGAGCAAACTTCAGCACCCGTCGCGCGCGTATTCCCGGTGTGCCGCCGGGGGACGCCAAGCGCGATCTTTCGCCATACGTCCGCACGGAACTGGTGCGCCGTTCCCGATATCTTCACAAAAATTCGGGGTTCGTGCGGGAACTGGTGGGCAACATGGCGATCTACTCGACGGGGGATGGCATCAAGCCGCAGGCGCAATCGTCCGACCCAGCATGGAACCGTCAAGCTGAGGAATATTTCGCGCTTTGGGCTGGGCGTTGTGAAGTCACCCGCCGCTTTTCATTTGAGGAATGCCA